CGAATGGCCCCTACTGTCAGATCGGTGATCACGTATTGATTCGTGCCTACTCAGGTACGCGCTTCAAAATCCACGGCAGAGAACTTTTCCGCATCATCAACGATGATTCGGTCGAGGCTGTGGTTGAAGACCCCACGGGTTACTCCCGCATTTAAGGAGCTAGAGAATGGCTAAGCAAGAGACTGAAGATTTTGACTTCGATGACACTGAGTTTGTCATCGGGTCCGACGAGAGCGGCGTACCGCCGAAGATGAAGGGCAAGGCCAAGGACGATGTAGAGATCAGCGTCGAAGACGACGAGGACGATTCAGACGATATCGAATATGAAGTCGTTGATGACACACCTCCGCAAGATCGCAACCGCAAGCCCTTGCCTGACGACATCATTGAAGAGCTGGAGCAAGATGAAGCTGAAGAGTACTCAGCCAAAGTCAAACAGCGTATTGATCAGCTGAAAAAGGCGTGGCATGACGAGCGCCGTGCTAAAGAAGAAGCAGCACGTGAACGCGAGGCAGCAGCCCAATACGCTCAGCAGATCATGCAGGAGCGAGACAAACTCCGTAATACGCTGTCTCAGGGTGAAACTTGGGCCTTGGAGCAAGCGAAAGAGCGGGCGTCTTTGCAGTTAGATGCTGCCAAGCGAGCTTATCGTGATGCCTACGAAACGGGCGATGCGGATGCAATCGCTGAGGCGCAGCAGAAACTGGCACAAGCCACATATCAGGCTGAACAGGTTGCAGGTACTGCACCACGCTATGCGATGCCGCAAGAAGCCCCTTTACAAACTCCGCAGCAACCTGTATATAATGCTCCCCAGAACCAACCAGTGCGAGCACCAGCGCCAAGTCAACGCACACTAGACTGGCAACAACGCAATAACTGGTTCGGAACAGACGATGAGATGACTAGCTTTGCGCTGGGTGTCCATCAGAAGTTGGTGAAGGAGAACATTCCTCCTGATACCGACGAGTATTTCGAGCGAATTGACGCTCGCATGAGAGAGGTGTTTCCCGAGAGATTGGGGGCTCCTAGAAAGAAAAAGCGGCAACCCTCTACCGTTGTCGCCTCTGCCGGACGGACTCCGAAAGGGAAGAAGGTAGTGCTTACGCAGTCGCAAGTCAGTATGGCTAAGCGGCTTGGAGTGACGCCTGAGGCTTATGCTCGGGAAATGATGAAACTGGAGGCTAACAATGGCTGAAAATCGAATTCGTGAGGCTCGGTCAACCTCCCGTACTAATCAGACCCGTGAGGCTAGCACTCGCAAGAAACAGTGGGCACCTGCAAATCTGTTGCCTGAGCCGACTCCGCAGGAAGGGGTCAAGTTCCGTTGGATTCGTAAGTCTATGATGGGCACGACTGATCCGACTAACTTTTCACGGAAGTCCCGTGAAGGCTGGGAGCCTTGCCGTCTTGAAGATCATCCGGAGCTTGCTCTGGATGTCGATAACGAAGCCCGTGTGTCGGGTCTCGTCGAGATTGGTGGGCTGATCCTGTGTCGCATCCCAGAGGAGATTGTTGACCAACGCAATGCGTATTACCATCGTAAGGCTAGTTCTGCGATGGAAGCGGTTGACAATAGCTTGATGCGTGAGAATGACCCGCGTATGCCGCTCTTCAAGGATCGGAAGTCGCAGGTCTCGTTCGGACATGGTTCGTAATTTTTCTTTTTAGGAGCTTAACATGGCATATCCTACCGTTTCTGGCCCGTATGGGCTTGTTCCGGTCAAGATGGTCAACGGTACTCCGTACAGCGGCGCTGTCCGTGAATACAAGATCCAGTCGGGTAACACCGATGTGATCTTTAACGGCGACGTGGTTGCACTGGCTACCGATGGCTACATTGATCGTGCTGATTTCGATGATGCAATCGCTGGTGTTGGTGTCTTTGTTGGATGCCGTTATACCGATCCGACCTATGGTCTGACCTTCCGTAACTACTATCCCGGCAGCGTTGTTGCCAGCGACATCGTGGCTTACGTGGTTGATGACCCCAACGTGCTCTTCAAGATGGCTGTGGTTGATGACAATGGTGCAATGAGTTATGTGACTCAGGCTGCTGTCGGTGCCAACGCCGGTACTGAAGAGGGTGCTTCTGCTGATGGCAGCACCGCAACTGGCAAGTCCAATGGTGGCTTGGACAGTTCGACCGTTGATACGGCCAACACGCTTCCGTTCCGCATCGTTGCTGGTGTGGAAGAGACTGCGACCTCTGATGGTTTTGTTGAGGTCTTTGTCAAGTGGAACGCTGGTCATCAATTGACTAACACCACCGGCATCTAATAGGAGCACTACAATGCCTATCTCTCGTTCCCAAATGGTGAAGGAGCTGCTTCCGGGTCTGAACGCACTGTTCGGCATGGAATACGCTCGCTATCCCGAAGAGCATAAGGAGATTTTCGAGGTTGAGAACTCGGATCGCTCCTTTGAAGAAGAAGTGAAGCTGTCTGGCTTTTCTGCTGCACCTACCAAAGCTGAGGGCGATGCCATTCAGTATGACAATGCACAGGAGGCTTTTACCGCTCGCTACAACCACGAGACTATCGCACTTGGTTTCTCGATCACTGAGGAGGCAATGGAGGATAACCTCTACGACTCTCTATCCTCTCGGTACACCAAGGCGCTGGCCCGTGCTATGGCCTACACCAAGCAGGTCAAGGGCGCTGCTATCCTGAACAATGCGTTCAGCTCTGGCGTGACCTATGGCGATGGTGAGGTCTTGTGCTCAACTGCACATCCGTTGGTCTCTGGTGGCTCTAACAGCAACACCTTTACTACTCAGGCTGACCTCAATGAGACCTCTCTGGAGGCTGCAATCATCCAGATCGCTGGCTGGACGGATGAACGCGGGCTTCTCATTGCAGCCAAGCCCAAGAAGTTGGTTGTGCCGTCTGAGCTGATGTTCGTTGCAACCCGTCTCCTTGAGACTGAGTTGCGTGTTGGTACTGCCGATAACGACATCAACGCGCTTCGGACCAATGGCGCAATCCCCGGTGGCTACACTGTCAACCACTGGCTGACTGATCCTGACGCATTTTTCATCACCACGGACGTTCCGAATGGGTTGAAGCATTTTGTCAGGACTCCCATGACCACTAAGATGGAAGGGGACTTTGACACTGGCTCGACCAGATTTAAAGCGAGGGAGCGTTTTAGCTTCGGCGTGTCAGATCCACTAGGTGTGTTCGGTAGCTCAGGCGCTGCCTGATAAGTGTGACCTCTAGGTCTAGCTGGAAGCCCCCGCAAGGGGGCTTTTTTATGCTCGCTTGACAGGTTTATTATTGTATGCGATATTACCTGCTCCAACCGATAGGAGTAGATATGAAGAGCATCGTAACCTACGCCGTGGCACCTGACGGCGCAACACACAAATTCGATAGCATCAACGATACTCGTAAATTTATGGGTGTCAAGGGGCTGACTAATATACTCAAGGCTATAAAAACTGGCTTACCTCTTCGTAGCGGTGCGCACGCTGGCTGGAGTTTCTATACGGAAGAAGAGGACAATCGGGTAGTTATACCTGAGGAATACCGCCAGTATCCAAGGACACGGAAAGAAGCTAAAGAGAGCAACGCTAAATACTACTTCCCGGGAACTCCCTGCAAGCATGGGCATGTTGCTTTACGTGTTACTAAAGGCACTTGCACAGAGTGTCAAAAAGTTGAGTGGACTGAAAGAAACAAAAAACAGTCTGGGCAACCTAGAACCGAAGCGCAAAAACGCGCTGCACGTAACTACTACCGCAGGCATAAGGAGAAAATACTAGCTAAACAAGCACAACTACCACGCGAACTTAAGCGCAAGTACAACAAAGTATATAGGGACAACAATAGAGAGGCTGTGCAGGCGCATAGCAACGCTTGGAAACGTCGCGCTCGTGAAGCCACTCCAGCTTGGATGACCAGAGCCGACAAATCAGAGATCAACAAAATCTATAAGCAGGCCCGAGCTGTCACCCAAGAAACAGGCGAGCGCCACGCCGTTGACCATATCGTACCCCTAATATCAGACATTGTGTGCGGACTTCACGTGCCTTGGAATCTTAGGGTTGTGCCAAATACCGTGAACGCGCAGAAGAGCAACAAGCTGGACGAGGCTCTTGTTTTATCCACTTGACAACCCCTCTGTGATACCCTATAAGGGTACTAAGTCTGGGAACCCCCAGCTACGCCGACCGACCCAGCGGACTTTGCAGAGACGGCGTAGCGAGTGCTGCAACACGGAGATTATCCAATGAGTCGCACAACTTTCTCTGGTCCAGTAGCCTCTACTGCTGGTTTTGAGGGCGCTATCAATCCTACTGAAGTGATGGCTGCTGGCGCTGGTGTTACAGGTGGAACCGGCACCATTTACGAAACCTCAGTGGTTCAGTCTGGTGGGTTGATCACCACCCAAATCTACATCGACCTGACTGGCTTGGACTCAAGCGGTACGGCTGGCGACATCATCGGTACGAGCACTGACCCGGCTTACATCGGACAGGTGACGGCTGCTGTGAACGGCACTGTGCTGGCTGTGAAGATGGAGTGCCTGGAAGCTCCGGCGACGGGCGAGCCGAACATTGATCTGTATTCTGCGACTGAAGCCACTGGTGCATTTGATGGTGCTGTTGCCAGCTTGACTGAAACCCAGATCCTTGATTCCGGCGACTTGTCCGTAGGTACTACCGTTTATGGCGATACCATTGCCGCAGACCAGTATTTGTACTTGGTTGCCCAAGACACTGACGACGCGACCTACACTGCCGGTAAGCTGCTGATCACCATCGTTGGTCAGGCTTAATAGGAGCCGATCATGGAATCAGATATCTGGTCGGTCACTAAGGGTGCCGATGCTGACTTTTATGTGGAGTCCGTAACCCCTACGGATGACTCTGCTCTGACGCTGGCGAATACGCAACCTGCGTATCATGGTGTGGCCTATCAGGTGTCTATCACATCTGTGGACAATGAGACGGGCGTTGATTTCACGATTGTCGGTCTCGGTGCTGATGGTTCTACCATTACTGAAGTGCTAGCGGGTGGCAACAACACCACAGTCTATTCGACTAACTACTTTGTCTCTGTCACATCCGTGACACCTTCAGGTGCTACAACTGATGCCATCACTGTCGGTTACGGCGGCAACATGGCGCTACCCAAGACTCGGATCAAGCAGGTGTACTACGTTGCTGGTTCATCTGCCGGGTCGATTGTCGTCACTAAACAAAGCAACTCTGAAGTCATCCTGAATCTTGCTACTCCCTCCCTTGATGATGTCTCACGCACGGTTGTGATGCCTAGTGCTGGGTTGCTGACAGTGGATGGGATCAATAACTATGCAACAGTCGCTACGACGAATGTGACTTCACTGACGGTATTTTGCGCGTGAGGTTTGGAAGTATGAGTGAACCAATGCACGGCTGGCACTTGCGGAAAGAGCTAAACATCTCCCATTTACTGATGACTGTCGGCCTATTGGTCGGTTTAATCGGTTGGGGAAGCACGCTCGACACAAGAGTCACAACGGTTGAAGTACAGCTTTCTCATGTGCAGAAGACGCAAGATGTGATGCGTCAAGATGCGAAGGAAGCACAGGCTGAAGTGCTACAAGAACTCCGGGCGATCCGGGAACGTATTGATCAAATGGCCGAGAGGATAACGCGATGATGCGCTCTGATATGAACAAGCAGATGTCTGGCAAGATGAAGGAAAAGATGATGAAGAAGGACAAGATGAACTACGCCAAGGGCGGTATGACCTCTTGCGGTAGCAAGAAGAAAATGGCCAAGGGCGGCAAAGTTCGTGGCTGTGGTATGGCTAAGAAAGGCATTCGCAAAGCGAAGATGTACTGATGGCTACGAGCGGCACACAGAACTTCGCGCTCAATGTCGCTGATGTCATTGAAGAAGCCTATGAACTCATAGGCTTAGAAGTTCGCACAGGCTACGATGCGCGTAAAGCTCGGCGTAGCTTAAACATTATGTTCCAAGATTGGACGAATCGGGGCATAAATCTGTGGAAAGTCGCTCAAGTCAACGAGACGATGGTAGCGGGATTTGCCCTCTACCCGATGAATGCCTATGACCTAGACATCTTGGAAGCCATTGTGCGCCGGGACGGGACTGACTACAGCCTTGAGCGGATCACGCGAGAAGAGTACTTCAATCTGCCTAACAAGGCGCAACAGGGACGACCCACTCAGATCTATGTGGAGCGCACGGCGACTCCGAGCTTCTACGTTTGGCCGACACCGGACAACAGTACGGACATTGTACTAACACACCGGATTCAGCGGATTCAAGATGCCAACACACTCACAAACGATCTGGATGTGCCGAGCCGGTTTATCCCGGCGATGGTCTCGGGACTGGCGTACTACATGGCGTTGAAGAATGCACCGGATAGGGTGGCGCTTATGAAGTCAATCTACGAAGAGGACTTTGCACGAGCGGCGAATGAGGACTCAGAACGCGGCTCATTGAGGCTAAGGCCCGACTTTAGGGGGAGATAATGGGCACTAGATACTGCACGCT